TATACCAAGTTTAGTCCAATCAATAGCAGCAGATGCATTAATGTCTGCATTGACTACTGAGTTGGTTAGGTTTAACTTACTGTAAGCAACTTGAGCAGAAGCATTAACATCAGCATTAACAATAGCCCCAGTACCAATGACTGTTGTTAGGCTTACATTGCCAGTGCCGTCAAAAGTAACTCCACTTGCTTCTACATCTCCAGTCAACTGGAATGTACGAGCAGTAGCAAGGGCTGTTGCTGTAGCAGCATTACCTGTTGTAGAACCTGATGAGCCTGATACGTTACCAGTTACGTTACCAGTAATATTACCTGTGAATGTACCTGCGATAGCACCAGTACCTGTGATGGTTGGGTTAGAAATTGTTGGGCTTGTGCCAAAGACTGCAGAGCCTGTGCCTGTCTCATCTGTTAGCGCACCACGAAGGTTTGCGCTAGATGGAGTAGCAAGGAATGTAGCAACTCCTGTGCCTAGACCAGATACACCAGTTGAGATTGGAAGACCAGTAGCATTAGTAAGAGTTCCAGATGCTGGAGTACCAAGTACTGGAGTGGTCAAAGTTGGCGAGGTAAGAGTCTTGCTAGTTAGAGTCTGTGCTCCAGTAAGAGTAACCAAAGCAGCGGTATCTGTGATTCCGTGTACACCAGTTGAATCTTCAATATGGTCGTTAGCCTCTTGGTAGTCACGACCAATTGCCATATGTCGTACTACTGCACCCGCTGAGTGAGCAGAGCCAGTACCAGGTGTTGGACCATCTATACCGCGAGTAATTGTTAATGTGTTACCAGATGAATAGAGGGTGACATCTACAATCTCTTCAAGCGCTGTATCTGGGTCAATGACAACTGTGTATGTCTGAGTTCCAGTTAAAGTCTTTCCACCCATAATGGCTGCGCCGTTGACAACAGACATTGTTGTTGCTGTTGATGTGATTGGAGAACTCAGTGTTGTTTGCTGAGAACGTGATGAATATTTTCTTACTGTCATTTAGGTTCCTATCGGCGGGAGAAATGAACTCGAGGTGGGTAGTTCTGTTGTTGCGCTTTTGTTTCTTCGTTAAGACGTTGCTGATAAAGAGCATATAGTTGCTTCGTTGCACTCTGGGATGCACCATAAGGGCGCTTAGAGTCTGTCTCATCAGCCTGTGGGCTAACCTGAGAAGCACGTGCTGGGTCAAGGTATGTCAGTAGACGATACGCTGCGCCAAGGACTGCAACATCCTTTGTTGATTCTGGCAAACCAGTTTGTGTTGAGTAGTCCTGAGCATTAGTTGTAAATGCTTCTGGGTCAGTTGCGTATGTAACCTTGACAGTACGACCAGAAATTGGGTTGTCACCAATTGTTACGGTCTGTACTTGGTCAGTACCAGTTACGTATCCAAAAGCCTCAGCGTTTGCTGTTGCATCAAAGTCATAGTGACGAATTGGAATCCACTCTTTAGATGGACCAATTGATTGCCAAGCAATCGTAATAATATTCTTAATGTTCAGATTAGCAAATGCGTAGGTAGACACTGCAGCATTATATGTAAAGGTTGTTGTCTTCACTGAGAAGATAGCAGAACCTAGAGAACGAATTGTATCGTTGATGGCACGCTTAACTGAGTAGCGTGGGAAGGTTGGGCTAATTGTAACCTTTTTGTCAGCGATGTGTGTATCGGCGCTAGAGCCTAGATAGCCACGACCATAAGGAGCAATAGTTGCTGTATTAGCAACACGGTCATATGAGTCAACCCACATCAACTCTTCGCCAATTTCTACAATACCCTTACCCACTGATTCAGTAGAACCTAAGGATAAGATTAGTGGAGATGCGCTTGAGGATGTTGTGGTTGTTACTGGTGTCTTTAGGTAGGTAGAACGGTCCTGTTGAAAGGTGTATCCTGCAAGATTGATAAGAACTTCATCAATCATATTCTCTAAAGTAGTTGTCATGCGTTGATGCTCCTTAGGGCAGCAGGGGCTGCAAGTCCAGTTGTTCCAGCAAGTTCATTACAGATACCGTCGATGTCCTTAAACTTATCGCGTGTGCGTGCTGCTGATGCTTTGATGTTAAGTGCTCCAACTGTTGCTAGACCAGTTGTTGCAGCCCAAGCATTTGCTGCACCTTGCTCATCAAGACCAGTAGTCCCAGCAAGCCTGTTGAGTTCTGCTGTCAGGCTGCTGCCCGCGGTACCTAGTGCCATTGTTTAACCCTTCTTAGGTTTAATTAATCCTTGCTTAGGTAGAATCAAGTTAGACTTTTTCTCTTCTTTTATTCCACCAAAAAATGCTTTGTAGTAATGCTCATCAAATGAGAATCGTTTCATATGTGGTACTACCGCACCTGTGTGACAGTAGACTGGGATATCTGCTTTGCCGACTAGAGCAAAGAAGTAGATGTCTTCTCCCATAAATGACTTGCCAGTTCCAATCTCGTTAAAGATTGCAATCTCATTGCCAACGGCTTCGATAATCTTGTCAATCACATTGCGGTGCATTAGGACGAATCCCATACCCGCTGCTTCAACCTTGATTAACTCATTCTCTGGCATTGGATGAACCCGCTTGATACCAACCACACCATCTTCTGCTTCTGCGAAGTTAAAGATAGTTGGCATTGGAATCATTAAAGGTTCTTCTGGTGTATCTGTTGTAAAGTAAACTCCAGTAACAATAGGACGCTCTACAGCATCCTTGTTGTCCCAGAGTAACTTAAACTTATCTGGTGTAATAACAACATCTGAATCTACCCAAAGTAGCCACTCTGATGTGTCATTTTCATACCAGTAACGAATTATCTTCTCACGCTGTCTAGCAATCTGGTTGCCCTGACTTCTTAGAGTGGTGGTAAAGTTGACGCCAGATTTAAGCATAACGTCTGTGACGCCTTGCATAAACTTACCGTCAACCATACCATTGTCACACCATGCGATTGCTACTGTTTCTTGTGCCATTGTCCCCACCTTTGTTAGTTACGCTTTGTTTGTCCTGCGCCTGTTGAAGCCATTCCAGCCTTTACAATCTTCTTCTTTGCAACTGGCTTTGTTGCCTTTGCTGCTGCTGCACGTGCTGCATCTGGCGACTTAGCCGCGATTGATGCACGTGATGATGCTTGTCCAGCCTTTGATGCATACTCTGATGCTGTTCCAAGACCTGACTTAGCCTGAGTTAGAGTTGTCTTACCGAATGAACCCTTAGGGCCAACTGTAACCTTTGCTGCTGCAGCCTTAGGACCTTGTGCTGCCTTTACCTTTGCCAACTGTGCTGGTGACAACTTTGGAGCACTGCCCATAAGAGCCTTACCAACTGCTGACTTTGCAAGTCCTGGAGATAACTTAGATGCAAGTGCTGCACCCTTACCCTTGCCTGCTGCAAGCAAACCAATTGCTGCTACTGTTCCGCCAATAACCTTAGCCTTGGTTGCCGCTGATGAGCCCTTTGCTGCTGGCTTTGTTGTAGCCTTTGATGCAACTGGTGGACGTGATGCAGTTGAAAACTTAGGCTTTGCAATTGGAGCGTACTTTGCCTTTGCTGCTTCAAGACGCTTTGCGCCGTACATACGACGAACACCTTCTTGGAACTCACGTGCCATTCCACCAGATGTCTTGCCGTTCTTGCCAGCAAGTTTAAGAGCCTCTGTCATGCCCATCTTCTTGATGCTATCAATAGTAGCCTGTGTAACGTTGCCTACTAGAGCATCGCCAGACATTCCTTTTCCTCCGCCTTTGCGAAGTTTTCCTTGTACTGAATTATATTTTTTAGCCATTACCATTTCACCTTGTCTGCCCAATATGCGGCACTCATTTTACCCTTGGATATATTACTTGCGTGTCTTGCTTTGAAAGACTTTCTTCGTGCTGCATAGGATGCAGATTCTCCTGCTTTTTTAGGTGAGCCAGAAACGCCTTGTTGTCCAAAACGTATGGTCTTAATCTGGCTACCTACCTTAGCCACAACAACGTGTGACTTAGTAGGGTGGCTTGGTGTACGCTTAGGCTTATTGAAACCTGCGACACCAGCCCGAGTCAATCTTGAGTCTTTCATTTCTTTTTCCTTGCTGCTGCATTATCTACTAGATTTGGATAAGGTCGACCTGCTGCTTTAGCACGTGCCTTAGCCCTAGCCTTCTGTGCTGGAGTTAAAGGAGTTGATTTCTTTTTAGGATTTGGTTTATCCCAAAACGCTTTCTTCTTCAACCGTTTACTCGTCTTCCCTTGCGGTCATAGCGAGCACCCTTAAGGATTGCTCCTACTAATTGACCAGCCTGACGACGTTCAATTCCAGCAAGTTTATTTGCCATCTCATCAGTCCCAGGACCTGAGGTATTCATCATCTCAGCCGTACGACGATTTGCTTGATAGACATCGTTGATTTCTGCAGCGATGTTCTCAAAATAATTATTCTTTTTTGCAACTGGCTTCTTCTTTGATGCATCATTAAAACCAAAGTCTCTAGCAATCTTTGTTGACTGCGCTTCAACTTTCTTTTTAGCACCTTTAGTAGTTGTATACTTTGCGGCCATGATTACATGCCGCGCTTTCTTACCATTGAACGCTTAGCAACAGCCTTCTTAGCAGATTTCTTTACAGCCTTCTTTACAGCCTTCTTAGGACCATATTCAACCATGCGCTCTGCTTTGCCTTCTGTCTTTTCGTGCTTCTTTGATGCTTTTTTAGCAGCCTTCATACCCGCTGCTGTGTAAGGAAACTTCTTACCTTCTACCATTGGCATTATGCTTGTCCTATCTCTTTCATTACTTCGGCGGTTTTTTTGTTAATCTGATGTGCTTTAGGCATTGTCTCTGAGTTGTAGGCTTTACCTAATGTTACTGATGCAGCATAGGCTGCTTCAACGTGAGCACGTGATGTGCCTCCTGGTTGAATTCCTTGTGCCTTGGCATCTCGGTATGCTTGTAGTTCTGAGGTCCATTTCTTATCTGAAATGTCTCTAGTTGCATCTCCTGTACCAAGTTCAAGAGTGGATGCCTTGCATCCGAAGCAGCCTTCTACATAGTTGGCATGCGTCTGTATTTGATGTAGTCCCATTTCATCTCCTACTGTGCTGTAAAGTTTGCTTCTGTCACATCAACATCACCAGCGATTAGCGCTGCCTTAGTTGCATCATCTACTGTGTGGCTATAACCACCACGATAGACTTCTTGATAATCAGTTAAATCTTCATCTACTGGGTAACGTGTTTGATAGTATTCACCATCACTTTTAACAATGGTAATGCCTTTGCGCAAATTGGCAAAGTAAAATAACCTATGTCCACCAGATGGACCTTCTAGTACATATGGTGTCGTGAATGTCCAGTTTGCCATGATTCTCCTTATAATGGATTTACTGCTAAGCAGGGAGATTGCTCCCCCTGCTCAACCGTCAATCAACTACGCGATTGATGAACCTGATTCGATTCGGTATAGTGCTTCTTCGCGGTAGCGAGCAAAGCCGAGTACGCCGTACCAACCCATTGGGCGGTGACGCATCAACTTGTCAACAACTGGTCCGATAACTACATGTGGCTCTTCAGCAACTGCTTCTGCAAGCGCTTGCTGTCCAGCGATGATAGTGCGGTAGACACGTGCAGATGATGCACCGTCTGTTGCGTTGTATAGACGTGGTGACTCTACGAAGTATGCACCTTCGTATGTACCAATCTCGCCTGCCCAGATGCGGTCCTGTGAAGAACCGTATTGGTTAGGAAGTAGCCATCCAGCAGAACCTGTCTCAGCACGAAGGTCGTGTGAAACTTCTGGGTGTAGGCCAGCCCAGTATAGTGAACCCTTACGGGCTACTGCCTTGCCTGCACGCAACTTCGCAACAGCCTTGCGGATGTTAGCAGAAGATAGTGTTGCAGCAGCAGTTACTGTTGCTGTTGATGTTGCTGTTGAACCTGCGTAGATTACGTTTGTACCAGCACGCAATGTTGCCATTGCTACTGCATCAATTGAATCTGCAAGGTTGAATGCGATGATGTTAGCAATTGCTGGGTCTACATCAGCGAGGCTGAAGAGTTCCAAAGCACGTGTTACAAGAACAGAGTTACCGTACTCGTTAAGAGTAATTGTAACTGATGTTGGTGTAGACATTGCTACTGCATCTGGGTCAACTGTCTCTGTTAGAGCAGTTGTTGCTGCTGTTAAGTCAACGTAGCGCTGTAGAACTACTGTTGAACCTGGGATTGCTTGCTTAGCGGGACGCTTGTCTGCGACTGAACGAATTAGGGGTTCAGAACGGAGAGCAAACTCAAGAAGGCGGTCATACGCCTTCTGTACTAAACCAGCGCTACCAGCGGTTCCGCCTAAAGAGGCGGAGTCTGTTGATACGTAGGCGTTAGCCATGTTTTAACTCCAATTGTTAGGAATAACTATGATTAGTTTTGTGAACCGTAAATCATGTTGATGATTTCTTCTGCGGATTCCGCATTGTCAATTCTCATTGACATGTCTTCGGCTCGGTCAGGTGTTGTTGCACCCTGAGTAACCAAATCTTGCTGACGTAATGTAGCGCGATTTTGGCTATTTACTTCGGGCGCATCCTGGCGTGCGTTTAGTCCAAACAAGTCTGCGTTATCATCGAGCCAGTTATTCACTGACTCCTCGTTAACATCATCCAAGTCCTTTAGGACTAAGCGAATGGCTTTAGGATTAACACCGTTCTTTTCTAGGGTTTCTTTGACGATTCTCTCACGTTGTCCTTTGGACAAAGTCTCGAGTTGCTCTGTGAGTTCCTTAATACGCTTTTCGTCTGCACGCTTGGCTTTACGCAACTTCTTTAAGAGGTCGCTTCCGTCCATTTGTGTATCTGTATCGGTATCTAGTTCGTCGTCTTCGTCATCCCAGTAGTTGTTGCTCATAGCAACCCACCCTTCTATTCGTTGTAGTCGCAAGCCTCAGTGACTAGTCGGGGAACTAGGCTGGCTCTTGCTATCGGTCTAATACGCTGACGGGGCCGATAGGTCCGTTCAGGATTCTATTTAGATTGCGCCTTGCGCTCTGCTTCGAGATGCAAGTTTGCCAGAACGAGCAGCAAATCTATTTGCTTCTTCTTCGGCAATTCTGCGAATCTTCTCATCTGCTGCAGCATTTGAACCAAACGCAGAAGCAATTGCTTCCTGCTGTGTTAGGTCAATGTTACTCATGCGACCAAGAGTTTGACCACGTTCAAGTTGCTTGACAGTTGCAAAGTTGGTAAGTGACTTGTTATAATCATAACCTTGTCCAGCGATATCTTCGCTAGTTAGATTATCAATGAGTACGCCTTGTGTCTTTGCTGCAGACTGTACGCTGATTGCCTTAACCTTCTTGGTTAATTCAGCAGCACCCTTGTCACCAAGAAGCATTGCTTTGGCGATAGATGTTCTATCTGCTCCTGGGAAGGCTGCTTGTAAATCTTTTTTAAGGGCAGATGGTGCGTTATCAATTCTATCAAATGTATCTGTGATTAGGTTAGTTACCTCAAGAACTGATTTACCTAGTCCAATAATTCCACCAAGGAAGTCTTGCGTAGCAAGTTCTCCCATACCAGCAGAACGAAGCACATCACCCATAGCAGATTCTGATTTAAAGTACTCTGCCACAGTTGGAACATTGATTGCCTCACCCTTAGCAAGTCTATCAGTTAGGGCATAGATGCCATTAAAGCGGTCTGTGAATGGCTTTAAATCTTTATTGTAACGTACATCCTGTAAAGACAGGTTAATTGCTTCATCTACAGTTGAACCTGTATTGTAGAACTTTGATGCACTTGTGTATAGTGCAGTAACCCATGGTTGGCTTGCTTCTTTAGCACCAAACAATAATGCTAGCGTGTTTTTGAAAGTATCTAGTGCTAGAGTCTTTGTTCCATCAGCACGAAAACCACTTGAACCTGGATTTACTGTGGTGTCTACCCAGCCATTATTAGCATCAAATACCCAGTTGCCTTCACCTGCTGGCTTTGCTGGCATCTTCCATGTTTTGGATACAGGGTCATAAACATAAGCAGGAGGAGTACCTACTGGACGTGTTGGTTCAGTATCCACCCTACCGCCATCAGTAGTCTTTACCTCAACGCCATCCTTATATGTCTTGCCACCTTCGTTGCCACTAAACAATGCACCATTAAAGTACAGTTTACCATCAAGCATTTGAAAAATATTGCTACCTTTTTTGGCAAGTGATGCGGGGTCTGTTTTTATTTTCTTTCCGCTACCAGAAATAAGATTGCCCTGGGCATCATATGTATTACCATATTCGGTTGTGCGTGTCTCTGGGATTGGTGTACCAATTGGGAATACTTCTTTGTATGTTCCAACTCCACCTGCACCAGTACGAACGAATTCAATTGTTGCTCCTGCTGCTTTACCTTCTTGAGTCAACTCTGGCTTTGCTTGCGCCTTATAGGCAGCAGTAATACGAGCATTGGCTTGTGAAGCAGTTTCGCCTGGAAGACGATTTGCTCTGTCAGTTGATTTACCACCAGCAGCAACAACTGCTGCGGTTTTAGCATCAATCTCTGCTTGAGTTAAAGGCTTTGCTGCTTTTGCCGCTGCTGCTAAACGTGCCTCATTTGCTGCATCTAAGGCTGCCATTATACTCCAAATCCAAACGCTCTAGCAAAACTAGTTGCAGAATCGCGTGCGTTGTTGTTTGCTTCTTCGGTCAATTGATACTTAGGGTCATTCTTTGCCTTAAGCAATAAGTCATAACGTGATGGAGGTTCACCTTTGCCGTCTGAACCAGCATAGTTTGTGTAGGACATTACTAGTGGATTATCCATTGTAACGTCTTCCTCAGGAATTTCCCATGTCTTTGCAAGCATCTTGATAATAGGAGAAGCAATATCATAGGTTGTTAAAGTTGGGTCTTTAGCAAAACGGTCAGCAAACTGCGGATATTCTCTTGTTGCAACCTTTTGAAGTTCAACAGTATACTCAGCAAGAGTTGTCTTGCCTCTAGCAATTTGCTTGGCAACATCTCTTACTTCATTATCGGCAACACCAAAGATATGGAACTTATCCACTAAACCACGTACTTGGGCTAGGATACCAAGAGACTTTGCTCCTAGTGTCTTCTCGTCACCGAAGTCAACCTTCTTCCAAACCCAGTCTGATGTAAATTGACCAGCGTCAAAGAAAGATGGGAACTCTGTTCTTGCAGTAGATTCTATTGTCTTATCAACTGCGCCAGCAGTAGTTCCACCAGGTGTTGTCTTACTAGAAGTAGAAGTAACTACCTTTTCAATCTGTCGAGCCTGCTCAGTATCAAACTCTTTCATGAACTGTGCTACGTCTGCTGCTGTAAATCTAACAGTATAGCCAGCATCTTGTGCTGCTGCATTCATAATTGCAAGCGCTGTATTCTTTGTTAACTTAGTCTTGCTAGTTGAAACACTTGTTCCAGCACGTGCGTTATTGGTTGGGTTGTTATTTGCAATGATTGCATTAATGATTTCTGCTACGCCAGCAGGAACCTTTTGCGCATCTGCCAACGGTGTCGTTGATTCTGCCATATTAGTTAGCCGCCTTTAGTGAGTCATTATCAAAGTAACGTGTAATAATTGTTTTCAAGTTGCCATCCCATTGACCGAGGTTTTGCTCTGTCCACATATTGTATGCATCTCTTAGCATAGCCTTACGTGGGTCGTAGTCTGGTAGCATTTGGTATGCTGCAGAAAACATTGAACGAGCATTTAAGAACTCTTGAGCATCCAGCCAAAGTTGGCTCTTGCCGTTCTTTGCCATGAACTTCTTATCATTAACAATTTCAGTCAATGCACGGGCATACTTGTAGGAAGTGTCGCCACTTTGAGCAAGTTGGTATTGGTCATACCATGCCTGGCTTTGTTCCTTGAATACTGTAACAGCAAGATTATCTAGCACAGCCTTTAGTTCAGGGTGAGCACGTAGTGTCTTACCATCAGTAATCTTAGCCTCTAATGCAGCCTTGGTGGCCATGTAGGTGTTCCAAGTGCGCTGCTTAAGACGCTCAGTCTCAATCTCCTGTGGAGTCATCTTGAGTTCGTTAAGGTTCTTGCTTGTTCCTGGAAGTACTGCACCTGGATTAGCAAGAAGTGCAAGAATGTTATTTGACTGCTTTGTTGGGTCATAGTCCAAATCAGCAGTTAGCAAGCCAACTAGTCCAATTTCACCTGGCTCAATATTAGCAAGTCGTCCAACTAAATCGTTGTTGTCTTCAAATACGCGTGCATACGCTTCGCTTGTTGCAGGGATATTAAGGTTCTTAGATGAACCAGTAAATGTCACTCTGTCAAGCATGAACTTTGGCCCAAGCAAAGAAAGCATCTCTTCACCAGCAGCATCACGTGCTTCTTGGTTTCCTAGATTTTGCGCTTTATACTTTTCCTGTAACTTATAGTACAAGTTTGATGTAAGCGCCATTGGCGTGTTATCTATCTTGTAAGGAATACCTGCATATGGGGATGCAAATGTAGAGAAAAATTTAGCACGGAATAGACCCTTTACTTGCTTCTCTATCTCAGCATCAGATGGCATATCCTTTTGGACTCCCATTTCAACTAACATTGCATTGTAGTTGTAAACAGATTTCCAAGAACTTAGATAGTCCTTTTGTCCACCTTGACCGAATATCTTGCTTGCAAGGTCTCTTTGCCAACCTGTATATGAGAAGCCGTTTACAGCATTCTTAAGCCAAGGTGGAGTATAAGCATCTCTTACAGATGTTGGTGGGCCATACGGGAAGATAACCTTGTACCAGTTAGTTCCGCCCCATGTCATTAACTCTTCAACTTCTGCTTCTGACTTATGGAATCTTTGCATTGCTTGACCTATTGAAAGTCCTGTAACAAATGATGGTCCTGGTCGGTTAAGAAGGAAACCTAATGATTGAGCGCTAAGTTTAACACCTTCGCCTCTTGAGCCTAAACCTAGTTCTTTAGTTCCAGGTACGATAAGGTGCGTAATCTTGTTAATGTCATCAGTTGGGTTGCCATACTCATCAACACCAAATGTTGTATATGCGCGACCATAGTTAGATACTACACCTGCTGCACGAACTGGGTTCTTTGCTGCAAGGCGACCATAGCGTAAGAATGCGTTAGCATTTGCTCCTGGAAACGCAATGATTGCTCGTAGTGAATTAATGAAACGATTAGGGTTGTTGATAGTATAAAGAGTCTTTTCCATCTCCTGCAGAGCCTCACGGCCAGCGCCTTGACGTAAAGCATTATACTGGGAAGTTGTCATTTCGACACCCTGGTCCATTAAATACTGTGCTCGTCGTGCAACGTTTTCGGTTGCTAACTTCTCAAACAGAGAAGCACGAATAGGATTTTCAACACTTGCGAGTCTACTCATTACCTTAGTCATCATCTTGTTGTAGCCTTGAGTTGCAGAAGCAACGCCGCTTACGCCAAATGTTAATGCTTCATAGTTGTGGTTAGATGGAATGATATCATACAATCTATCCGCATACGGAGCAAGCAACTTCTCTAGTTGCTGTGATGTTACTTCACCCTTAAGAATGGCTGCTCGAGCCTCATAAGATGGGTACATGCGCTTGACAAGTTCTACCTTTTCTAGGAGGTAATTTGGAACCTGCTTCTCGTCAACAATATCAAATGCCTTGAGATAGGCTACTCCCTCTGGCGTCTTACCCCACTTTAGAATATTTTCTACTGGGGTTTCAGCAAAGATTAAGTCCATTAAAGGCTCACCACGATATTGACGATTAGCAATATCTGCTAACTCTTCAAAGTAGTTAGGGTCTGATACGCCAATCTTGCTCATAGGAATCTTACGCTTGATTGCAGAAACACCTGTTGCAACAGACATTTCTCCTAAGAAGTTAATCTGTTGTGTTCTGGCGTTCTGTGTCTCTGCACGGACTGCTGCAGTAAAGTTATTTGCACTTCCATCAGCCTGCTCTTCAATAAAAGAATCAATGTGATGCTGAGTTCCATTAAGAACAATAGTGTGCTTTTCTTTTGAGTAGTAACGCTCTTTAAACTTTGCGCTCTTACCGAATACATCTGCTTGCTTAATTCTGGCTTCACCAAGTGACTTAATGGCGTTGTCGATGCTAACGTATGCTTTTTGAACTGCATCATCGGCATCCATGATTACCTTTTTATTGGTTGCCATCTTGCCGACTATGTTCTTGTAGTTAGCAACTGCTGCTTTAGCCTTATTGACTTCTGCGGTCTTCTTAGTAATGCCTGGGTTGGCTTCAAGATAGGCGATTCTACGCTCTAGTGTTGCCATGCTTGGGACTGCTTCTGTGACTCCGTAAGGAACCATTGCATCGCGCAAGTCTAGTTCTATGCTATCAACAATCTCTTGGATAGCCTTTAGTTCTTTTCTTGCAGCAGATAAATGCTGCGACTTTGTTGCTGGAGATGCGTTGTTAAGTAAGTCATTAACAGATGCTTCTGCGTAGTTCTTAGCAGCAATAGCCTGCTGTAGCATCTCAGACCTATCTGATACGTTGCTGACAACAGCCTTATATTCTGCTCTATTGATAACTCTCTTCTTAATGTTATCTACAGACCAGTTGTAAAAGTTCTTAGATGCTCTCTTGCTGCCTGCAGCAATGATTTCATTTCTTACGAAAGCAATACCCTGTGACAAGCCAACGCTGATGATTGGCTCAAATAGCGACTGCTTAAATGCGTATGAAGGGCGAGCAAGTACGTCAAATGTCCATACCTTGTTGAGTTCAGCAAAGATGTCTCTTCCAGCACGATTTAATTGTCTGCCAGTTTTAGTAAATCCCTTTGCTGCTTCAATATCTAATTGGGTCTCAATGTCATCCCAAGGAGTAAAGCGATAAGACTCTGCAAACTGACGCAATGTCTGAGGCTGAACAAGTGTGACGTTTCCGTCGTAGCCAATGCCAAATCCGTTTTCTTTGACAGATTGCATTCCCTTGCTAACATTCATTTGGAAGCGTGCTACATAGGCATTAATTGCATTCTCGTCATATATCTTAGCCTTGTATGCAAGCATACGGCCAACTTGAGCATCAATTGACTTAAGTGCTTCCACTTGTACAATAGAACCCTTACCAAGTGTATTCATGTATTCGTCTTCTAGACGAGCACGAACAACTGAAACCTTTTCAAATAATCCAGGCTGTGTCTCAACCTTAGCGGCACCATCTCTAAACATCTTCATGTTGTTGAGGAATCCAGTAAGTTCTACACGCGCCTGCATTGGACGCATACCTGATAGAGATACAAATCCTGCAGGCAATGCTTCTGTTCCACGACCAGCAAGACGAACACCACGCATGACTAATCCGCCAGCAGTTGTTCCGATTGTAGTCTCAAGGAATCCTGATATCTTTTCGTATTCTCGTCCACGAATTGCTGACTTTACATTACGAACTGCAGTCTGTCCCTTGATTAGTGCAGCAGCACCCATTGCAGGTTCGATAGGCATGAATTCTTTTGCGCCGTAAGTAAAGTCGCCCTTTTCGTTAAAGAATGCATCTTTAATCTTTACAAATTGTGGGTCACTGTTGATAGCATCATCAAATGCTTTTTTAAGACGCACAGCAGATTCACCTGTTGGGAGAGGTAGTTGCCCGTCTTGAATAGCCTTGTTGCGTATCTGTGACTTAACATCAGCCATGTCAAATAGTTTATCACTTGATGTCATAGCCAAGCGCTCTAATGCAGGAAGGTTTCCCTTATCTGCGAGAAGGATATCTTTAACAACACTTGCATCCGATGTTTCACGAATGATTGGAATCAACTTCTCATTAGTGCTGTACTTAGTAACTAGGTCTTCGATTACGCCCCAGTCTTTGGTACCAGCAAGCAAAAGAACGTGGCTTCCTGTAACAGTCTGTGCGCCTTGAACGCCATTGGTATTAGCATATAGAATGCCATTTTCCATGTCAGTTGCTAAAGAGTCAACGCTCTTGCCCTTAGTGTATAGACCAGCAGGCTTTGCAACCGCCTTAATGCCAGCGCCAGTAATCTTACCAGCAACACCAATACCCTTGTTTCCTACAAGAAGGTCTCCGATACCAGTGTACCAGCGACCAACTGCGTTGTCAACAAAGTTTTGTTTAATACTTTCATCGTCCCATAAGTTGACCGTATTAAGGTCAATCTTACCAGTAGAAAGAACTAGTTGAGATAAAGGATTAATGAGAGGCAATAAGTCTGACTTTGTAAGAGCCTGCATTGCAGAAACTCTTTCACTGCGATTATACGCTCTCTTGATATCTTCAAACTGAAAGCCTTCTTCGTATTGACCCTTTTGGTAAAGGGGAGACTTTGAATCAGTTAGCAATGCTACTGTTGATATTGGACGAGAAATAAGTGGTGAGTAAATCTTCTCATTGAATTTAACGGCACCCTTAAGAAGAAGGTCTGCTGTATATTTAGTTGCAGCCTTAGCAACACGTCCTGGAGCAGTAGACTCGATTTCTTTGTTTACACTATCGAGGGCATTTCTTACACTTGCAGTAAATGCTTCTTCTCTTTTTTGCTCATCCTCATTGAGGTAAGACCCGCCACCTGTTAACTTCTTAAGAACGGAACCTGTAGTAGATAGAAATGAATTCCATGAAGACATCTTTACCCCCTAAAAGTTTCGTTTAATATAATTTTTTTCGGTCCCGCCTTTTACGTCTTCCTCAGTAATTCCAACAATAAAAGCGTCACGCTCTTCTGGAGACTTCCATGGAATCATTGCAAGTTCAATTGCTATTCCAGCATTTTGATAGCCAAGTGAGTTGGCAAACTTATCAACATTATCAAAGAAACTACCAGGAAAAAATGTAACATCATCCATTCGTAACGCCGTTAACGTTCTGGATAAGGTAGTTAATAAAACGCTTGTATGAATCTGGAGCATTTGGAGACTGCGCAGCAAGGCTTAGGTCTGGAAGATATGTCATAGCAATCTTGACATTCTCATCTTGTCGCATATCAGATTTAAACATACTTGGTAGTGCTTCTGAACCAGGGCCAGGACCAAAGTCCACGCCAGCAGTAATTGGCTCTGATGGGTTAGTAGTTGGGTCCATCAATGTACCAATAGGTGAAAGATTGATTCCTTCATATGGTGCTCCCGAAGGGGCTCCTGATGCCTTAACTGATGCAACTGCTGCGTTGCCTTCAATTCGAGAATTGTTTAAAGTTTGATTTTGTCCATATGCAAAGCCTGTGTAGTTACCACTTTGTCCCGCTCCGCCTGTACCTGAAACATTAGCAGGATTATTCTGCGAAGCAGTTGGGCGATTGCCGCCTCTGTTCTCTGGCGCAGTTGTCATTGTTCCTCCTACTTAAATTGTTTAAATATATGAATTGGTTCTGAGCACATATTATCATATTGAATTGCAATAGCAATTGCTTTACGAACCATTGTCTCTGCTTGATTAATAGTCTTTACTTTTTCCACACCCAACGCTGCCAATGCACCGAGGGCAACAGCGCCACCACTACCCATAACGTATACATTACGAACATCGGTATCCCAAGAGTAATCTTCAGAAACCGAAAAAACTTGCCCTTTGACCGAGACGAGGAATCCCCCATCGATTTGTGCAACATCGCCGTCCTCTTTCATATCAATACCAGCATCAACAAAGTTCTTACGCATTGAAGGTATAAACTTCTGTGTCATGTAGGTATTTAAATCTTCTTGAGCAGTGGGCTTAGGTTGTTTATAACCATAATGCAACACGTTACTAGAACGCGATGAACCGCATCCAGCAATTAGTATACCGTTGTTATCTACAATCTTTGGTGTCTTTGCTATCTGAAAACGTCCATGCTCATCACTAAGACGTGAATCACATCCTAGTACCGACCAACCGTCACCTTGTATCGCTACCAGAGTTGTCATTTTATCCCTTAGTTGTTACTCGTCCCGAAGCCTTGCCACTACCACTTAAGGTAGATAAAATTGTTTGTAAGTCTGGTGCAGGTGCTGCAGGTGCCATACCCATATCCATTGGAGAGCCTCCTACTGGAGCCGCGCCTGGAGCAGGGGACGGCTGCTCAACAGGAGAAGTTGCCGCCCCAGCAGGAGGAACTTGTTGCTGTGGAGCAAATGCTTCTGCGATTGCATCTTCAAGAGTTTGACCCTTTTGACGTGCAGTAATTACTCCCGCAATCTTAGTTACGATAGACGATGGGTCTCCGCCTTGTGTAGCCATTGCTGGAATAGCCTGAGCCATTGCAGTAATTCCACCTAATAGTGAAGTTCGCATGCTTTCGATTTCAATCTTTTCAAGTTCTTGCGTAACATTGACTGTGAATGGTAATTCACGCATAGCCATGTCCTTGGAGATTAATCCTCCACCAAGAGCCTGTAGCATAAAGATAAGTCCCTGTGCTGGGTTAAGACCAGCAAGCATCCCATAACGAACATCTGCAGAGTAATCACCCTTGATGTCCTTGGTTGGCTTGTATGTAATTTCGTAAGGTGAACCTGAGTCAACACCACGAATTGTTTTTTCTTCTGCAAAAATCTTCTCATCTACTTCAAAGCAGAGAGAAACAACATCGCGTAGAGTAGATGCAAAGATTGCCTGTGCTGATTTAACCTGTGTATCAAATGCACCCATGAGTGCCTGTACACCTTGACCAGTAACGATGCTTGCATCAATGTTACCAGAACGTCCTTCTGGATAACGAGTACCTGAGCGAAGTTCTTGATTAAGTAGTTGTGCTTCTGTGAATGCGCCTTGTGGAATGTTTAATTCGACACGACGAACGCCAGCAGGGTTGGAGGTACGGATAACCGCATCTCCACCCAACTGGAGTTCTTGAACGTCTTGTGGTAGTACGATTGGTGCTTGAACACTCTTTTCCGCTGCTTCCATTGCCAATAAGGCGAAACGGTTGCGGAGAAGTTGAATACCGAGTACGTCGTCGAATTGTCCACGCATTTCACCATCGATAGATGGCTTACGCGCCACGACAACCATCATCTTGCCCATTGGATTCAATGCGCGAGATAAAACTAGATTGCCCTTCTTAGGCAAATAAATAACTGATTGGTCCTTGTCATAGTAACGAATCATCTCGACCTGAGCATGCAGGTCCTGTGTATAGCCGTCACGGCCAAGGATTTGAGTTTCATACTCTGGGAACTGTGCGACAAGTTCTCCAAGAGTCATCATGTAGCGTTTTGCAAATGCCACACAGCGTCCGTAGCGGTCAAATTCTGGGTAAGCCCCAATTGGATTTTCTACGCGGATACGCGGCAACTTGCTTTCTTCGTCCAGTTCAATCATGAACGGAACGAAACCATATGTTAGATACCAGTCTGCACCTGAGTACATCTGTACAGATAGGTCAGAGTGAGAGAAGTAGTTAGCAGCAATACGGGTACGCTTGTCAGCAAAGTTACGCGCCTTGTCGCTAACAGAGTTAGCAGCAGAGCAGTTGATTGCTGGAAGTGGTGCCATAACCTCTGAGAGGTCGCGTGCTACTACATCGATAAAGTTAGCAACTACGTTAGCATCTACACCCTCTGGGAAGAACTCAGGGTAGACAGATGCAATCTGTCCCTTACGAACTGCGAGTACGCTTAGATTACGAGCATCTCGTTCGTGGTTACGGTAGCGCAACGCTTCAACGCGTGCTGCAACCTGTTCCATTGATAATGCCATTGGTATCCTAACCGTATGTTTGGGACCATTGGTCCGCAAATGCTTCGTCTAAATTAACTGCTTGTCGTCTGGATGCTTGCGCTTGAGTTGTCCATCTGTTTTGCATCCACTTAGATGCGTTGCTACTCTGTTGCATCATCTCGCGTATGCGGATAATAGCAAACCAAAGAGCCATAACGCAGTCTGTTGGGTTCTTAGTATCTGGCTTCCAGGTAATTAGTTCTTGTACGAGGGTCTTCAGACCTTCAGAACCTTCATTACTTGGTAGTTCGATGATGTTGTTATCCTGGAATCGACCATCTCTGGTGTTTCCGAATAACATAGACATAGACGCAACACCAAAAGACGTGTCCCATTTATTCTTGCCAGTAAAGTGTGAGTTGAGTTGGCATCCATAAGATGCTAGATATGCTCTTAAGTCGTCATCTAAGGCATACGCCTTCTGGTGTGCGTTAATTTCAATACGCAGTTCCTGTGGTCGATACTTCTCAACCCATTCCTCAATCAAAGATTGAATCTTTGCTGGGCTTGGGTCAGTCATATTGATACAGTCTAGGACGTAGATACGTCCATCTGCTCGATTATATGTAACTGCAACGGCTCCTGTAGCACCTGCCATAGCAGGGTCAAGGCCGATAATGGTATAACTCTCAACATGTTGAGGATGTCCTGGAGTTCCTGCTTTTAAAGGTCCTCTTTTTCGCATTCCGTTGACGGAACCTGCGATACAGGTAGGTGAGAAGATTGAGTCTTCTTGGACGTCCTCTTGCTGGTAGACCATAGCCCATACTGACGGAGCGACCTCAGAGCGACGCTTAAAGAGCGAGGGTCCATCCCATTTGGGGTATAATCCATTTTCAAGTACATCGTCCAAATCATTTTCTTGCTGGTCAGTCTCAGGCCAGAGTGTTTTCCAGTTCTTAGGCTTATCGTCAAACTGTAATACGGCTGGCATAGCACAGTAAGTGAAGGGGCTTTTACCACCAGTCCACTGTGAACCATCACGAATCATCTTGTAGAGGTCTACAGAGGATACGCGGGTACCTACAATAATAAGTTTACCGTGTCGTCCCAAACGGGTAATTACTTCTTTTTGAAGCCACTCAATTTGCTTTTCCCACTCATGAGCGTTTGAACCCATCACCACGTCATCAAGGATAATTAGGTCAGCACGTGCTCCGTAAATCTGTGACCCAAAGCCCAATGCTTGGACCGTAGGGTCCTTCTCGCCAGAGTCTCGACCTGTACCTAGATAAATCATGTCGGCGGACCATTGTGTAGCGTCCGCCTTATACCCACCGTTAGGGCCAAAGGCCGTTTGTAGTTTCATGTAGCCAGGATGGGAAAGACGCGTCTTAATAGCGCCTAGGAACTTGCGAGCCATACCCTGGGTTTTAGACACGATAATCACTCGCGTGTTAGGGTTGGTCACAATCTTGTAGGTCACGTAGTTAGTCGTGATAGTGGTTGACTTGGCGTGCTCTGGTGGCACGTTAATCAGGACACGGTTAGGGTCTCCTGGCTCATAAGTCATACCAGCGGGTAGCCATCTTGGGGTATTGCCTTCAATAAGGTCAACCCAGTCCAACTGATGGTTAAAGAGTTTAGAGCCTAGGAACTGCTCTGAGAATTCGTGGAAGGGCATATCCTTAAGTTCAGATAAGTCCTGCTTGATGCCTTTACCTACTAGACGAGCCTTGTCAGAGGCTTCTTTAAAGTCTGGGTCTACCATGCTCCATTGACGAAAGGCGGTATCCTGACGGTCTACGGCGGCCATAGCGGCGGTGATTGTAGCACCTTGCTCTAGAAGAGCCAGTACTTTAGCCTGGGCATCTTCCTTGGTATATGTCTGTTTTCCAGCCTTGCGTCCCATAACACGTCCCATCTAATAACGCCGATTTAACGTACCCTACAAACGGCATAAGGGGGGCATTTTGATTAAAAAACGAAAAATTATATATTATATAGGAGGAGCGGAGTCTTAAACGGAGCGACTCCGTATATATTATCTATATACTATAGAAGACCCGTTCAAACGGGTCTTTTCCGAGTGGGTTGGGAAAGTATTTTCCCAGACCCGCATATCTTAAGCGTACGATGTGACGTAGGTCACACTATCCGAGGAGTGCT